ATTTATGAGGATCCATTAAAAAGAAATAAAGGTCTTGATGTTTATGAAGATCCAAAAGAAGACAATAACTATTTAATTACTGTTGATGTGGCAAGAGGAGTTGGGAATGATTATTCGGCATTTATAGTTTTTGACATCACTAATTTTCCATATAGAACAGTGGCAAAGTATAAAAATAATGAAATTAAACCAATGATGTTTCCTGCCATTATTCATGAATTAGCAAAAGCATACAATGAGGCTTGGTTATTGGTGGAAGTGAATGATATTGGAGATCAGGTAGCAAATATTCTTCATTTTGATTTGGAGTATGATAATGTTTTGATGTGTGCGATGAGAGGTCGTGCAGGTCAAATTGTTGGTTCTGGATTTAGTGGTAAAAAATCTCAACTCGGTGTTCGTATGACATCTGCAGTTAAAAAGTTGGGATGCTCCAATTTAAGAACACTAGTTGAGGATGATAAACTTTTGATCAATGATTATGATATGATTTCAGAACTCACGACATTTATTCAAAAGAGTAGATCATTTGAAGCAGAGGAAGGTTGTAATGATGATCTTGCCATGTGCCTAGTCATATTCTCTTGGTTGGTAGCGCAAGATTACTTCAAAGAAATGACGAACAATGATGTTCGAAAAAGAATTTATGAAGAACAAAGAAATCAAATTGAACAAGACATGGCACCTTTTGGTTTTATTTTGGATGGATTAGATGATACTGAAGTTTATGTGGAACCAGAAACTGGAGATAGATGGATATTTGCAGGTCAAAAAAAGGAAAATAATCCACTAGAAGTTTGGAATTTAGATGAATATGGTGATCGTTCTCATATGTGGGATTATTTGTAACGAAGGCAATTTATAAATACTTTTAGAATAATTCTGTCCAGACGGAGAAAGAAAGATGCCGCTAAATTTAGCATCTCCTGGTATTTCAATAAAAGAAATTGACTTAAGCATTGGTAGAACGGGACCTTCCTCGAATAAAATTGGAGGATTGGTGGCACCCTTTGCTAAAGGTCCAGTTTCTTTACCTACAATGGTAGAAAATGAAAATGATTTATTAAAAGTTTTTGGTCAACCATATACTGTTGATAAACATTATGAGCATTGGTTAACTGCATCATCATATCTTTCATATGGTGGATCAATTAGAATTGTAAGATCTGATGATTCAGATTTAAGAAATTCTTTTGTAGGAACCGCGAGTAGCGTAAAAATTAAAAGTTTAGATCACTACATTGAATTGGGTTATGATCAAAATACTATTTCGGGAGTAACATTTGTTTCCAGAAATCCTGGATCATGGGCAAATGGAATAAAAGTTGCAATTATTGATGCTAAAGCAGATCAAACTTTATCAATTGCATCAACTTCCAATATTGTAATTGGATATGGCGTAACTCAAGCAATTTCTTCTGTTTTACCTGGAGCAGGATCTACAACAGCTCTTGATGGGTATTTAAAAGGAATTATTACTGGAATTGGCGTCAGTACTATTGATGTAAAAGTTTTAAGTCAAGTTTCTGCAGCTGGAACAGCAGTTAATGTAGATTATCAACCAAGTGGTACTTATACATTTTCTGCAGCTTCAGGATCAAATATAACAGTAAGAAATAATTCAAATATAGGAGTTGCAACAACTTCGGTTACTTCTCAAGTAGATTGGTTTGATCAACAATACATTGGAGTTTCTAGTTCATTAATTATTCAATGGAATAATATTGCTCCAAGACCTGCTACTTCACAATTTGCTTCAGCAAGAAATTCAAGATTTGATGAACTTCATGTAGTAGTAATTGATACTTTAGGAACTATAAGTGGAAATGCTGGTACTATTTTAGAAAAAAGTATTAGTATTTCTAAAGCATCTGATGCAACATTTTCAATTGGTTCTCCATCTTACTGGAGATCTTATCTTGTAAATAATTCATCTTATATATTTGGAGGTGGTGCTCCGGCAGGTATTGTAACCACAGGATTTGTTGGAGTAAATACTACATTTACTTTAACAACTGATAATGGTTGGGATCAAACTGCAGATGGTGATCAAGGAGGAATCATTTTTGGATGCACGGGATCAAATGTATACACACTCAATGGTGGATTAGATTATTCTGGTGGAAACAGTCTTACAACTTCTGGATCATTAACATCTCAACTTGGAGATCTTGCATCTGGATATGATTTATTTGATAATACTGATAATTTTAAAGTTGATTTCTTATTAATGGGATCTGCAAATTATTCAAAATCTACTGCTCAGGCATTAGCAAATAAACTTATTGCAGTTGCTGAAACAAGAAAAGATGCTATTGCATTTATTTCACCATATAGAAGTGCTGCTCTAACTGATACTTCTCTTCAAACTGATGTAACCGTAAGATCTTCCTCCGATATTACCGATAATTTAATTAGTTTCTATTCTTCAATTGCATCATCATCCTATGGAGTATTTGATAGTGGATATAAGTACATGTATGATAGATTTTCTGATACTTTTAGATATGTTCCACTAAATGGAGATATTGCTGGAATTTGTGCTCGCAATGATATTAATAATTTCCCATGGTATTCACCTGCAGGAACTTCAAGAGGAGCAATTTTAAATGCAGTTAAACTAGCATATAATCCAAATAAATCCCAAAGAGATAGACTTTATTCTAACAGAATTAATTCGGTTATCTTCTCAGCTGGTGCGGGAATTATATTGTTTGGTGACAAAACTGCTCAAGCAAAAGCATCTGCATTTGATAGAATCAATGTTCGCAGATTGTTTATCTATCTCGAAAATGCAATATCAGCAGCTGCTAAAGATCAACTATTTGAATTTAATGATGTTGTTACTAGAACAAATTTTGTAAATACTGTAGAACCTTTTCTTCGTGATGTGAAAGCAAAAAGGGGTGTTTATGATTATGTAGTTGTTTGTGACGAAACAAACAACACTGCTGCTGTGATTGATAATAATGAATTTGTTGCTGACATTTATGTAAAACCTGCAAGATCAATCAATTTCATTGGTCTAACTTTCGTAGCCACCAAAACTGGTGTTTCTTTCCAAGAAGTAATCGGAAACATTTAATTAACTTAGAGGTTTAAAAACTATGGCAACTAGAAATCAAATAAATCCACCTCCTTTAAGGAAGATTACGGATTTTAAAAGTAAATTAACCGGTGGTGGTGCGAGAAGTAATCTTTTTGAAGTTGTTTTATCTTTTCCAACTATTGCCCAAGCAGATTCTAATGTTCTTGATAAATCAAGATTTTTAGTTAAAACTGCTGCTCTCCCAGCATCAAATATTGCTCCTCTAGATGTACCTTTTAGAGGTCGTACTTTAAAAGTTGCTGGAGATAGAACTTTTGATAGTTGGACAATTACAATTATTAACGATACTGATTTTGCAATTCGTTCTGCATTTGAAAATTGGATGAATAAAGTTAATAGATTATCTGATAATACTGGAGCAACTGATCCAACACTATATCAAGCAGATGCTTATGTTTATCAATTAGACCGTGATGGATCTACTCTGAGAGCATATCATATGTATGATCTATTCCCAACTTCAGTATCTGCAATTCCCCTTGATTATGGAACTAGTACTATCGAAGAATTTACTGTAGAAATGCAAGTTCTTTGGTGGGAAGCTGTAAAAGGTGATTCATCTGCTGCAGGTGGTATTGATATTAACTGATAAATAATACATAATTAACTATTCAATTTTATAAAATGGCAAAACTTTTTGGTTTTTCAATTGAAGATAATGAAAAAAAATCAAAATCTATAGTCTCCCCCGTTCCTCCTAACAATGAGGACGGGGTTGATTATTATATTCAGAGTGGATTTTATGGACAATATGTAGATATTGAAGGAGTTTACAGAACTGAATATGATTTAATTAAAAGATATAGGGAGATGGCTCTTCATCCAGAATGTGATGGTGCCATTGAAGACGTTGTAAATGAAGCAATTGTTAGTGATCTTTATGATTCACCAGTTGAAATTGAATTATCAAATTTAAATGCTAGTGATAGATTAAAGGATATTATTAGAGAAGAATTTAGATACATTAAAGAAATTTTAGATTTTGATAAAAAGTGCCACGAAATCTTTAGAAATTGGTATGTTGATGGTAGAATTTTTTATTTAAAAGTTATTGATCAAAGTAAACCAGATGATGGCATTAAAGAATTGCGATATATTGATCCGATGAAGATGAAATATGTTCGTCAAGAAAAGAAACCTGATAAAGATAATTTTAGATTTAGTAATATAAATGAAGATACCAATAAATTTCCAGAAATTGAGGAATATTTTGTTTATACACCAACACCAAACTATCCAAGTGGGACAATTTCAGGAGGAGCTTCAAAGGGAGTAAAAATTGCAAAAGATTCAATTGCATATTGCACCTCAGGATTAATTGATAGGAATAAAGGTACAGTACTTTCATACCTTCATAAGGCAATTAAAGCACTTAATCAATTAAGAATGATTGAGGATTCTTTGGTAATTTATAGATTATCTCGTGCTCCAGAAAGAAGAATTTTTTATATTGATGTTGGCAATCTCCCTAAAGTAAAAGCGGAGCAATATCTTAAAGAAGTTATGAGTCGTTATAGAAATAAACTTGTATATGACGCAAATACTGGTGAAGTTCGTGATGATAGAAAATTTATGTCCATGATGGAAGATTTTTGGCTTCCACGTCGTGAAGGTGGTAGAGGAACAGAAATTACCACTCTTCCTGGAGGACAAAATCTTGGAGAACTTTCAGATATCATTTATTTTCAAAAGAAACTCTATAGAGCACTTGGAGTTCCAGAATCCAGAATTGCTGGTGGAGGAGAAGGATTTAATCTTGGCAGATCATCAGAAATTTTAAGAGATGAGTTGAAATTTTCAAAATTTGTTGGACGTTTAAGAAAACGTTTTGCAAATATGTTTAATGATCTTTTACGCACACAATTGCTTCTTAAAAATATTGTTACTGTAGAAGATTGGGATAGGATGAGTGATCATATTCAATATGACTTTCTCTATGATAATCATTTTGCAGAACTCAAAGAAGCAGAACTACTTACAAATCGTCTTACTCTTGCAACAACAATTGAACCTTATATTGGAAAATATTACTCTGTAGAATATGTTCGTACAAAAATTCTAAGACAAACGGATTCCGAAATTATTGAAATTGATCAACAAATAGATGACGAAATTCAGAAAGGTATTTTACCTGATCCGAATGCACCTGTAGATGAAATGGGAAATCCAATTCCACAAGAAGGTGATCCAAATGCACAACAACCTATTGATCAAGAACCTTTGGGAGATATTCCTACTGAACCTGGAATAAGTGGATCTGAAGTTGAAGCACCGCAGATAAAAGAACCTAAAGGCGGCAAAATATAAATAATCTTATAATATAATAAAAAAAACAAATTTATGGAAGAACTTATCGATTTGATTGCGACAGATAGTTCTGCATCTGATATTTCAGACAGAATCAAAAATGTTATATATTCAAAATCTTTGGAAAAAATTGATACATATCGTCCACTTGTAGCATCATCATTATTTGGAGAACTTGGGGCAAATTATGAGGATGAAGAGTAATGACTTTAAAAATTGTACAGACTGTAAATAAAATTACAACATCTACTGGTGTAAGTACCTCTAATCCAATTATTCTTAAAAGTGGACATGTTAGAGTTGCTACTGCAGGAACTGGTGTTTATGTAGATATTGGATCTTCTCCATCAGCATCTACTAATTCTCTTTATGTTCCTTCACAATCTGCAGTTGTTTTAAAAGAGCGAGTTACAAGACAAACAATTTCCGGAATAACTACAGGATCTAGTACTATTATTACAGTTGATCCACAAATTGGAACTCAATTTACAACTTCCGATTATCTAGCAATTGAAAATGTTATTCCTGCAGGAATTAATACTAATTTTGCTCAAGTAACTGGCATTACTGAAGGTACTATTACTATCAATTGGAATACTTCTTCAATAACTGGAGTAGTAACTGTTACTGGAGCAACAGTATCTAGAGCAGTAAAAGTTGCAGGATTGACCGTAGGTGGACCTGCAGATTTAAGTATTACCGAAGTTCAAGTTGCCGGAGGCGCATAAAAATGAAACTCATCACGGAAGAAGTACAAAAAGTAAAATTTGTTACTGAAGGGAGAGGTGCAGAAAAGAAAATGTATATTGAAGGCATTTTTCTTCAAGGTGATATTTGTAATCGCAATGGAAGAATGTATCCTATGGAAACTCTTTCTAAAGAAGTGAACAGATATAATGAGAACTTTATCAGCAAAGGTCGTGCTCTAGGAGAACTTGGACATCCAGATGGTCCAACAGTTAATTTAGACCGTGCATCTCATATGATTACTTCTCTCGTCAGAGAGGGTTCGAATTTTATTGGAAAGGCAAAACTTCTTGAAACTCCTATGGGTAAAATTGCTAAAGCACTTATCAGTGAAGGAGTTTCTCTTGGTGTTTCTTCTCGTGGTGTTGGATCTCTTCAAATGACCAATGAAGGTCATAAAGTTGTTGGTCCAGATTTTATGCTTGCAACTGCTGCTGATATTGTTGCCGATCCTTCTGCTCCTGATGCTTTTGTTCAAGGAATCATGGAAGGTAAAGAATGGGTTTGGGATGGAAATATTCTTCGTGAACAAATTGCATCCAAGACTCAAAAAAGAATTAACACTCTAGTTGATCAAAAAAGATTAGACGAACATAAAGTTTATCTATTCCAAGATTTCTTAGCAAATCTTTAATTTATAAATAAATATAGATTATAACACAATCAAACAAATGTCCGTTGGTAG